CGGTGAGTATCTTGCGGCGCATCTTCAACTGTTGCATTCCGTGGTTGGCGGATGATCCTTACTGAGTGTTTTGGGGGTCGAACGTCAAAGTCGGAAACCGCTTGACAACTCGTTTTCGAGTCTTGGAAACCTCGACCATGGCTCCGAGCAACTCTTGATGATCCGTTTGATATTCGTTCATCCGTGGCTCCAGTTTGGGGTATTCAAACATACCGTACGTCCCCAACTGGAGGATACGCTAGGGGGACTAGATGGAAAACGGAGCAAAACACGGTCAGGAGAATACGCACAATGACGATCAAAAATGCCGAACAACCGGAGAGATTGACTTTGTCTGTGCCTGAAGTTGCGGCTCTATTGGGCATAAGCAGGAATCATGCCTACGCGATGGCTCGCGTTCACGCGTATCCAGTGATTTCATTGGGGAGGAAGCTAGTTGTTCCGAAGGTACGGTTCATGGCTTGGTTGGAAAGCAACTCAGGCAATGCGGAGGCGAAAGCCTGAAAAACAGGAAACGCGCCGAGGGGAGTGTGGTATCCTGAGGATGCGCTGAGGCAGGAGTCGTGATCTACTTCAGCGGATAGTCGCCTCACGGACAACGTGACGTGAGCAACGAGCCGCTCTTTCGGGGGCGGCTTTGTTTGTTATGGTAGAATGCGGCCATGGCAACTCTCGCTATTCCCGAGGCTGACGTTGATATTATCGACGTTCTGTTCGATAAGGTTGGCTTTGAGCCCACGCCCAGGCAGAAGGTTATCCTGGACGCGTCTCTCAATGAGGGCGTCCGGTTTTTTGTCGTGGCTGGTGGAGAGCAGGGGGGGAAGAGTCTGTGCGCCAGCAAGTTCCTACTCCAGGAATGGCCGTTCATCGAAGGTCCGATGCTCTGCTGGCTTGTATCCAAGGACTACGAGGGGAATCGGGCCGAATTCGAGTATATGGCAGAGGACTTCGGCTCTCTCGGGCTGATCGCTCCGAACGGGGTGTCGAAGCGGATTGACCCTGGGCAGATCGTCCTGGCGGACGGCAGTCGGATCGAGAGTAAGTCCGCCGCCGACGCCGCTAATCTAAGGATGAGGGCGCCGCACATTATTATCGCCTGCGAGGCGTCCACGCTGGATTTCGGCACTTACGAACGCATGAGGGGCCGCGTTGGGTCCAAAAAGGGCAAACTCTTCATGTCCGGCACGTTCGAGGTCGGCAGCGTTGGATGGTATCCCCAGATGTGGAAGGCGTGGCAGACCGATACGGGGGACAGACGCAGTTTTTCCCTGCCGTCGCCCGAGAATCCCCACGCTTGGGATGCGGAAGAGATCGCATCGATTAAAGAGGACTCGTCCGACGCCTACTTCCAGGAGCGCATCATGGGGGTGCCGGTGCCTCCGAAGGGGATGGTGTTCGCAAGGGATTTCAGTCCTGAGATTCATGTCAAGGACGTTGAATACGAACCTGGGATTCCGGTGCATCTATGGGTGGACCCTGGGTACGCCGGCGCTCATGCGGTGGAGGTCGTACAGATCAAGAAGATCGGCGAGTTCGATCAGATACAGGTCATCGACGAAGTTTACGAGCAGATGATTACGTCCGACATTATTGACATCGTACGCACCAAGCCTTGGTTCAAGGATGTGGCGCATGGCGTGATCGACATCGCAGGAACTCAGCACCAGGCCATGACGCCGCCTGCGGAAGTGTGGGTCGCGCAGCCGCCCGTAGGCATCGGGCTTTACATGCACTCGAAGAAGGTGCAAAATGTCAACGATGCTGACGAACGCCTGAAGTCGTTCCTGAAGCCACACCCCATGTTTGGACAGCCAAAGATAGTGTTCTCTCCCAAATGCAGGGGGATTTTAAGCGAGCTCGGCGTGATGGGGAACCCGTTCAACGGGCAGACGTTGGTCTACCAGAACAACATCGACAAAGACGGCAACATCGTCGGGACAAAGCCGCTGAACGAGAACAACCACGGCATTAAAGCGGTGGAGTACGGCATCATCTGGAACTACGGATACACCCGTGCCGAAGGCGCGAGCAAGGTCATCTCCGTCAGGCGTCGAGGACGGCGCAGGCGCAAAGTTATGTTACGATAGGCCGTGAAGCAGCCATAAGTAGCCGCAGCAGTGCTCGATTGGCAGACCCTGAAGGCTACTATGGTCAAACTTCGCAAACCTGAAGATATCGCCGCTGCGGTCGAGGTCATGGATGACCGCACGCGTGAGTTGCGGGACCGATTCGAGGAAGACTACTCCTTGTATCGTCTTGACCCGTTTACCGGCGTAGATCGCGACGACGGATGGGATCCCGAAGAGGGCTACGCCCATTACACGTCGAACGAGCCGCAGACCTTCGCCGATAAGATCATCAACTTCGCAGTCCTGTCCAAGCTGATGCTGCGCATCCGACATCCAAACTCTCAGGAACAGGCGCGCAAGTCCGACGACCAGAAGGAACGCTTCATGTTCGGTCTGCTCCGTGCAGGGGACGAACGGCTTCGGCAACTATTGCAGCCGACATTGCGCTCCCAACTATCATTTTTCGCCGCCGTCAGAGGCTTTACCTTTGGCCGGTCCATGCTGGTCAAACGCGCGGACGGCACGACCTTCGTGGATATCCAGCCGTGGGATCCGCTGAACACCTACTGGGATATGAACGGCGACGGTTTGGAGTGGGCCTGCTATCGGATCAGGAAGACTCTGGTTGAGATACAGTCGCAATACCCCGACGTGGACGTGTCTGATCTGGCCGATACGACCGCAGGGAGTCGCGGCGGAGAGGGCGAAGACCCAGGCGGGTTCGAGACCTTCGACTTCTACGACAAAGAGATCAACACCGTCGTGATGTCCGACAGGGTGCTGAAAGCCCCCACGGATCACGGCAGTGAACGCGTTCCTGTGTTTTACACGCTGGTCGGGGCAACTCCGTTGATTCAGCCTTCGTTGGCTCGCGGCAACCTGGACCTTCGCGAGACCATAAAAGACTGGGGCGAGAGCGTCTTCAAGGCTGATCGGAAGATTTACGACAACCACAACCAGATGATGAGCATCCTGCTGGAATTGGCGGGACGGTCCAGAAACCCGCCAACCGATGTTCACAGCCCAGACGGGTCCAAGACGCTCGAAGAAGACCCGTGGGTTGCAGGCAGTGAGATATCTACGGCGGAAGGCGAATCAGTCCAGGCAATGGAGCCGGTACGCTCCACGCCGGACCTCGCTCCGTTCCTGGCGTTGGTCAGCGGCGAGATGCAACGCGGGGCCTTGCCGCACACCGCCTTCGGTGAATTGCCGTTCCAGCTCAGCGGCTTCGCCATCCAGACGCTCAGGCAGGGCATCGAGACGGTGTTGACGCCCGTGCTGGAGGCGGTGGAAGACTCGATCAGGCAGATATGCCGCATCATCAGCGACCAGTACGCCACGGGCAGCTTCGATGAGATGGAATTCAGCGGCTATGACCGCGAACGACAATACTTCCGAGAGACCATCCAGCCCGAGGCGATTCGTCAGGGCGGCGACATCGAGATCAAATTGGTGTCCATATTGCCGCAGGACGACGTGCAGAAGGCCGTCATGGCCCAGCAGATGCGTGAGGGGCCAGTGCCCCTTGTGCCTGACCGATGGCTCCGTGAAGAGGTGCTCGGCATCCAAGACCCCGACAGCATCGACGCTCAGATCAAGGAGCAGTTGGGGGAGCGTCTCTTGCCTGAAGCGGCCCTGTGGGACATAATGGTCGCAATGGAAGAGACGGGACGGCAGCAACTTGCTGGCTTCTACTTCGCCGAGTTGCAAGAGATTTTGTTCAAAAAGGAACTGGAGCGCAGACAGGCCAGAGTCGTAGCGCAACAGTCAGGACTGACAAATGGGGCGAACGGTTCTGCGCCTGGGGTAGCGCCCACCGCGCAGCCCAGTCAATCATTGGGCGGCGGCGCGAATCCGGCGTCATTGTCCAACCCAGGGCCGCAGCAGGCCCCAGGAACGCCCAGACCAGGCGCTCAGAGCAACAATGGAAGACTAGCAAGCCTCGGCCTAGTGGGGCCAGGAGGGTAATATGCCTACACAGGAACAGGTCCAGGCGCTTATCGATCAACTACTGGCTGACGGGCGCACTCCTGACGAGATTCAGGCAGGGCTTCAAGCGGCGTTTCAGTGGACGCCGCAGCAGGCTCGTGAGGTTATACTTCAGAGTGAACGCAACCGAGGACAGACATCCGTCCTACTTGGCGGGCAGACGGTGGACTTCGGCCCCGCAACGGGGCAGATTCAGCCGCTGCCCATCCCCGAAGCGCCCGAAGGAACGATCACAGGCATCTCGCCAGCGCAGACCCCAACTCCGACGCCATCTGTTTTTGGGACCGATGTGTTCACTCCAGAGGTGCCTACGCCTGCGCAGGCATTCTCGCGATTCATTGCAACCCAGCCGTTCGCTGCCAGCCCAGGAATCAGGGCGGCTGCGGGGCGGTTGCGCCCATTGCTGGAAACGCAGTTCGCTCTCCAGCCGAACGTGGGCCAAGGCTTCGATGAATTCGCTGACTTCCTCCGCGGCGGCGCTCGATTGACGGGTCCAGCACTCGCAAGCAGACTCCAGCAAGTAGGCGGAGCTTTGGGACAGCAACTTGGGGCAATTGACCCGAGTGACTTGCTCGGCACTGCCTTGCAAGAACAGTTCATTGATCCGTC